GCTGGTCTATCAGCTTAGACTGCTGGCTATTCTGTATACCAATACGCTTTGTCTTCTCATCTTCTTTGTATGTTTCACGCTGTTGCAACATATCACTCTGCATCTTGCCTAACTGTAAGTTATACTGAAACTCCCTCTCCATCAGCATAGCCTTCTGCTGCGCCTCAGCGTTCATCTTCTCAATAGCAAACGCAACCTTCGCTTGCTCAATGCGTATTTCAGCCTGAGCCTCAAGTTCTATCTTCTGCATAGCCGACTGCGCAGCCATGCGCTGAGTTTCCATCTGCCCCTGAACCTGCATCTGCTGCTCTTGCATCTTGAAGGCGCGGTCCGACTCCAGCTTCTGCTTTCGCTTAATCTTCAGCAACTGATTCGCCAGCTTCGTATTTCTGATTTCACGGATGTCAATAGCATCCTCCAAGTTAATATCGCCCTTCTGCAATGCCATCTGTATACTGGCCTCCATACGCTCTCGCTCCTCGGCATCCGGAGAAACCTCAATGAAGATGCCGAAGTCATAGATATACAAGTCCTTCAGAACATCGAGAATGGTAACATTGTACCTGCCTATCTGACCTATGAACTCTTCACGGAATGGAGCGTACTCAAGGATGTCAGCAACACGGCATGCTAGTCCTTCTGACACTGTCTTTGTGATGTACAGCGATGCATCAAGAATATGTCGCGTAGCAGTATTGGAATTAAGTGCAGCGAGTTTCTGAACACCAACCAATGTCCTCGAATCAGGGACACTCGCATCACGAGCCTCATTAAGACCAGTGACAGCCCTAATCATGTCCATGTAGTGATTGTAGTTCGCAATCAGAGCTTGTAGTTTCTGACCGCCAGAACTTGTCGTCAGCTCCTGGATAGGAATACGAGCATGGTTGAACTCACCATCTTGCGTGAAACTACGACCAACAACACTACCCGTTTGGAAATACAGCCTCAACGCATCCTCTGGAGTGTACTTGCCGCCCGTGCCCAGGTCAACTTCATTGATGCCATCAGCGTCGATAAAGACACCATCAGGGACAACACGAGCGATGACCTGCTGCATCTTTAGGTGAGTGAGCTGTATCAAGTCAACAAAAGGTATCATCCTTCGTACCAATGACTCAATATTGCCCTTATACATTCGGGGAGCACACGCCACATAGTTGGGCATAGCATTTTGAGATGCGGACTTAGGACGAACCATATTCTCCATCATCTGCCAACGCAACATAATATTAGTGCCCATCACCATAACGCCCTCATACCACACCTCGATTGTCTTAGTAATGCGCTCAAAACCCTGCTCCTCCATCATATCTACAGGAGGATTAAAGTTCTCGTCCTTCTCAATAATACGAGAACCACCCATCTCGGTAGTCTTCTTCTTGTACACAAAAGTGTGCGTAGTCTTGTAATTGAAGAACAAAAGCGTTGCAGTGTCGTTCCTAAATAAACTATTGTTGTAGAACTGCGCTACATTGTAGTAGTCATACCAATTCTGGCTGTACTTACTAATCTCCTGCATTTGCTCAACAGTTAGATTGGGGTCTAACTTAGTCAGCTCAGAGACAGGGATAGTTTTGACTTCTCCCCAGTAGAAGCAGTCACGGAAGTACGGGTCTTCAGTATAACTGTATACCACATTAGCAGGGTCTACATACTGAACCCTAACCCCATCACCAGGGTTAAACTCATGCTTCGATATGCCGATACCGAGCACCATGAGGTCATACTCAACCCTCCTGCGTACATCTTGGTATCTACTGTCCTCAAGTATGGTATTCAATGCCTCCTCTTGAGCAATCTCAACAGAAGGCTTGTAGTTCATCTCCATGAACAACTGCAACTCATCATCATTCTCCGGAAGATCAGCAGGATTGACGGTCCATGGGTTGACACCAAAATTCTCCTGAGCGGCCATGAAAATGTCCTTACCAGCCATCTGCACCTCAACCGACTCTTGGAAGTCCCGGCGCTTCTGAATAGACGCAGAGTCTTGCGCCCTCGCCTTAACCTTGAACAGCCTGTCCCCCATCCCATTCACCACGATATCAACAAACTTAGGTAGCACTGGCACTGGGGTCCAGTCAAGATTCATATATGACAAATCGCCGTTAACAGCGAGTTCATCCTTGTATTTCTGTACAGACTGCTCTCCACGTGCGTATAAACGCAGTCGGTGCATGTCCCTCCACTGAGAGTAGTACCTTGCCGAAGAAGAGTCTTTCCTAAACCATTCGTACTGAATAGCCTGACCTATCCTTAATCCAAACTCCTTCGTGCCCTTCTCAATGTCGGACACATATTGGTTTGGAAACGACGTAGGATTGATTATTGGTTTATCCATTCTTCTCTATGCGGCTGAAGGAACTCTCATTATTATATCTGGCAAAGTTAATACTTATTTTAGAGGACTTAATTTCTGACACATACAAGTGCTTCTGGTTCGCCATAATCGCCAGCCCAGAGCTTATAGACGCATCGTGCCTCGTTCTATTGGTGATATCAAACGCAGCCCAGTCCATCAGCGTTTTGTTGAAATACATAGACCCACAGTCGTCAGGATCTCTATACGTACCCTCGGCATCAAAGCCAACATGCTTCTCGATGTAAGACTCAATAGCAGCAGCATGAGCCTGCTTGACATCTTCCGATGTGTTCGGAATGCCACCGAGTTCAACCTCCGTCTTGGATAGTTTCGATATGTGCTTGTCAGGTCTATTCAGCGAGAACGCCCTATATCCCCTGTTCTTAAAGTGGTATAACAGCCTCGGCTTGTTGTTCTCGGCAAGAACAGGCATCCCGTAGAACACACAAGCCATCAGCACATCTTCGAAGAATATTTCAGCAGTCTGAGGTCGAGCGATGTACTCTAAGAAAAACATGCCACTGGGCGCGTCATCAACATTGAACTTAGTCAAGCCATGTAATGCACCATTAGACCCTCCTCCACCCACAACACCCGATATGTCGTATGAGTCACAGCCAAAAGACCCTATGTGCTCATTGCCAGGATACTTCCTGCCATTGCGGTCAATAACCCTATTTTGAAGCCCAGCGGGTGGTATCCAACTGACTAAGAATCGCCCAGTCTTATTAGGAGTCCATATCACATGGCTATCCTGAATGCCGTTCGCCCAATGAAACGACCCACGAGTTAGCGTTGTGTTAATCATAATGCCGTCATTGAAGTCAATCTGCTGATATATCTTGGTCAGATTGAATAGCGACATTCGGCTTTCATCACGAAACGCATGCGCCTCCGTGCGCGGGAACTGCCTGTAAAACTCATTCAGTGCATCCTGGTCCGACTTGAGCGACTGAACTTCATTCTCCCAATAGTTGACAGCACCGGTATAAATCTCCATATCATCAACGCCAACAACAGGGGATGCCGGCGAGTTAATGACGGGCCATCCATGCTTATCAATATACCCCTCGAAGTTCCACTCCATAGGGATGAACAGCTTGTACATACCACTCTTGGTCTGACCATTGGCATTTCGCTTGGTCACATCAGAGTCATCATACAGCTCCTTGAAGTTCCCTCCTCCCTTTGCCTTGGCATTGCAGGTAGAGCCCATCATGCACTTGCCGACAATCTTACTGCCTATACGCAGAGTCGTTTTAGTAACCCGCCAGTTATTGAGGATATTCTCTGGTGGCAGCCACTTCCCACTTTCATCATGTATCAGCAGCAATAACTTCTCACCATCATAGCTGTTGTCAGCGGTATTGCGCCAGTCAATAGTCGTATTCAGCCCATCCGGCGATGAGTCAGACATAACCTCGTGAATATTCTTGCGGGTTATCTTCGATGCCGGCAGTCGATAGGCAAGTTCCATCTTCGGCTTGTCCATGCCGTCCTGTATGGGCTTGAAGAAAAACGGATAGTTCGTTGATATGGGCACAACCTTGTCCGTAAACATCTTCTTGGCATCAGCACCAGTCTTAGATAGTATGCCAATACGAGCGTTGCGTGACAATGTGCCAAGGTTAACAGCCATTGAAGAACTCATAAACGAGAACCCGGAACGCCTAATCTTTAAGTAGCACATACCGAATGACCTATTATCAGCCATACATGCCTCCCAGAAAATGAAGAAAATCCTATTAGCCTCCCGGAAGTCAGGGTATCCAACGTCAATCTTACTCCACTGAAGGTACATGTAGTACGCACCCGTAATGTATGTCGGCACTCCGTTGTTCATAAACCACGCCCCCACATCTCTCTTATCAAACTCAGACTCAATGTATGGCGCATATGACTCCTTGAAGTCACGCGGCATCTCATTCCATTGAAATATTGACTTTATCTTTTCTAATTGAGGCGGACAGTTCACCCGCTCCCAATACTGCTCAGACTTCTTGCTTGACCGTTGATACACCTGCTTAGGCACCTCGGGTATGCCTATCTTCAACCCAGATATCTCATATACAGCCCCGAGAGTGCCATCCTTAGAAATAACGACAATGTCATACTCCCTATTATACCCATACACCCACTTCTTTTTCTGAACGGGCGCAGGCAGCACTCTGTATAGGCTATTTTGAACGTCTTTCTGCAAATCCTTGTCCATGCGTTTCGTTAGATGCCATAGGAGCATTCAGTATGTCCTCCTCCTGCTGTATCCTCGTCAATATATCGAATGCATCCATAATCGCTAGTTTCTTGGTGGCGGCGGCATTCTTCATCCTATCAGCACTCAACTCATCCTCCCCGCCAGTAATAATCTCCTGCTCAGCAACCTTAATGAGATGCTCCACAGCCTTGCGCCCAGCTTTTATTATATCCCTCTTGTACTGCTCATTAGTCTTCATATCTTGATGGCAATGTTACTGGTAAACATACGATATAGCACCTCCCCATCAACCTCGAACTCATACTCGCTCTCTGGTTGATAAATGACCTCATCGCCTTCCTTCAGCCCAAGTGCTATCAACTCATCATTAATATAACGGATAGTGCCATGCAGTGGCTCCGAATTGCCGCCCTTATACAGCACCCACTCCTTCTCATCCGAAGGCTTTATGAAACAGTACTTATCGTGAGCATGCCACCTACCATCATCAGACTTAAACAAGAAGAACTGATCGTAGTCTAACACAAACGTATTCTCCCCAAAGAAAGACTTGCCACTCTTCTGCCTACCATACATATCATAGTAGAACTTGAATACATTGTGGTGAACAATCAGCGTATCCCCAGGCTTGATAGAACCGCTGTAGTCCATTGGCGTGCTGATGACCTCGGCATACCTATTTGAGAATCTGTGGTCTTCCTGAGAAACACTTACAATGAAGTCAACACCCCAATCCCGGGTGTTGTCATAACGCCGATCTCCCTTCGGCCTGACGATAAACTGAAATGGTGAACGCATCAGATAACTTCATACTCGATTGATATCGGCATACAGGCATTAAACTCCTTCCAGAGCATGTGCTCATTGCGTGAGTTCGAGATATGTATCTTAATGCCACCTGATGAATCCTTCTTAATTAAGGATATCCTAAAATCGCCAGTCTTGTTGATTACAGGCTGATTGAGCTCGTAATGCATGCCATTCTTGTAATCCTGGCCTATTCCTACTTTTCGTATCATATTAAATTGGTTTAACTCTATTTCCCATCCCCACCCGTGCCTTCTCCCTCTTTTTTGCCGCTAACTTAGCACTACCGACTTCAGATGCAGTCTTTGGCGTCTTTGATGACACCCTGCGACTAGGACGGCAGTATTCGTTGCTCCCACCTGCACCACAAGCCTTGCCAGTTCTTGTGTCCTTCCACTTCTCCGCTTCCCAGCGTTTCAGATTTGACCCAGCCTCTCCCTTGCGCACAGAGCCAGATTGCTTCCGGCACTTGGCAATAGCTTGTGACGCCCTTGCAGAAGGGAAGACGTCATATTGAGCCTTGACCTTTCTGTAACAGGCGTCTTTCACTTGCGGACAATCTTCGTCTTCTTAACCTCACCATTAGGAGAGGCTGTTTTTACCTTAACTTTTTGACCCCCGTCTTTCCTAAATACACTCTTTGACTTTTCAACAGTGCCATCAGGATATTTATTGGTGTCTTTCTCAACATCGCGAACATGCTTCTTCTTAAGCATCATCATGCGGTCTTTTGCAGTGGGTTTTGGTTTCATCATAATTGTCTCATTATAAGGTTAAAATGCTCTAAGGTCACATTATTGGCAGCTGTAGCGTTTGCTACATAAATTTCAACATACTGATTAGTAGCTAAAGTGATAATAGCTGCGTTTGATACGCTTGATGCCTTTCCACCACTAGAAGTTATTGTGTCTGATTCGGAATGCGCCACTGGGGCTCCATTTACATGTATTCGAAACAACAAATTCTGGTTATTAGAAGATGATGCTGAAACATAGTAGGTCACATAAAAAGTCCTAGATGCGCCAGTATTTGTTATTCGCCCAAGGCTGTTGGTTGTCAGCGAAACATCATTCGAATTTCCCTGAGTGGTAGTCGCATTCAAAAGAACAAACGAGTTTTGCGAAGCAATCGCTGTTACTTCGCCGGCAGAGCTATCGTAAATTTCAGAATAAGATACCAACGATGACAGGCTACTAATAGTAACATTTTTCGTTGCATTACTATCGCTTGCGTCAGTAACGATCAATAAGTCGTTACTAGCAGGAGTTACTACAGGATATGTACTTATCTTAGGCATTACAATCTTCTTTTTCTTTTCCTTTCCATTCTTGCATCAACACGATCTTTGAATCTTTCAAATCTCGCTTCCTTTCTTGTTGGGACAGAGCTTTTAGCCTGTTCTCTATACGCTTTTCTGTCCATTGATGTGGCTGATTTTGGCTCTGTAGTCGCTTTTTTTGCGGCGGGAGCTGACTTTATCTCTGTAGCCGCTTTATTATTAACAGAAGAGCTCGTCACAGAAGTCGCCATTTTACCACTCGGCATTTTCTCAATAGGGGTGTAGGATGACGGTCTACCAGATGCTATTCTAGCATCCTCTTCCTCCTTTGTTCTAGTGTGATATGACTTACCACCAAATGTGAATGTCTCTTTGCCTGCTTTTCTAGCACCAGAGAAAGCCCGGCCAAATGGAGTTACTTTACCTCCAGTACTATATGATTTCTTTTTCATTTGCAAGATGATTTAGGCTTTTTCATTCCAGGTAGAGGAGACTTACCGCCTTTAGCATAGGTGGTGGGTTTCATTGGCGTCTTACCGCCCTTAGCATACTTGGTGTTTTTCATATCACAGGTACAGGTTTTGTTTTTGCATTTTGAACAGCCTTTCATTTCTCGAATTTTTTAATGATGCTGCAAATATAACTATGTAATCCATCCTTGTTATTTTTCCCAGCCAACCCCTTAATCTTGGACACCTGACTGGGATTTAGAATGTACTCCCCACCGGTAGCCTCTCCAATCTTCCGGCCATTCCGAATCAAGTCTATCGGGTTCTTCTTGTGAGAAAATGGACCAGGGGTTTTCTTCATATTCTAGTCAGCAGCACAAATATAACACAAAGCGCAACGACAGCGAAAACCCACTTAGGCACAACAGTTTTAGTCTTTACAATCTCACGATAGACAGTATCCCCTCGATATCGCTGAACGACAGTGTCAACCTTCAACTTCACGACAACCCTGCCGCTGTCTGAAAATAAAGAGACCTTAACAGGACCTGATGCTGTTTCGTATTTAAAAGCCTTCAACACCCCGGCTGAGTCACACTCAACCGGGATGTATGTCGTCGTGTAGACCGGCATCTGTATCGTGTCGATCTGAATCTGCTTCACATACTCCGTCACCGTCGCCTTGCGACTGCAAGAGGCAAGAAGCAGCAGGACTATTATGCCTGCGCTTCTGACCATCTGAGGAGTACAGTTCCGTTAGCAGTACCGTTTCTAAGCCTCACATTGATAGCCAACACTTCTGGTCCATCTGGATACACGCCATCTCCACCAATGGGCGAGTTGGTCAACTCTTTCAACGGACTCAAATCAAGTCTG